ATGTTGAACTAGGTATTCCTCACCAAAAAGGAGCCATATCAGTTTCGTCATTCCACCAGTTATCAAATTGTTGTACTGGATATAGGTTCTCTTCTTTGACCATTAATTTATCTGTCTCACTGATAGTCTTTGCAGCGTTCTCTGTTTTACCACATTCAGGTACATTTTCTAATAGTGGGACACCACATAGGTCTAATCCTATAATTGGTTGTGTAAGAATGATTACTTTATCTTCTGCATGGAACTCTCTTGCACCATGTTTTAGACAATGGATATTATTCCAAAAACCTTCGTATTGGAAATCGGGATTAAATGTTCTGACTTGTCGATAGAATGCAGAATCGTCCTCATTGGTAAGGACATGCAATGATACTAAATCTATTCCTTCATGGGAAACCCATTGACGCTTTCTAGATAACGAATCTGAGAATCGGTTGACATCTTTGACTGACCAACCACCTTCTCCACAATAAACTACTATATTTGATACTGCCATTTGTTATATTTCACTCCGTAATAATATGTTTCAAATTAGACTCTAGTATATATTGTATCACTAGAGTCTAATTATTTCAATAGGGTATTATCTACAAATACCCGCAGCTCTGATTACTTTGGGTAATCTACCACTTTTCATAAATTTATGTGTTTTGTCTGCGAATTTCTTTATGTAATCGGCAGACAATGATGCATAGTATCGCATTTTTATCTCCTCTTCTTGTTGGTGACTATCAGTGACTTGCTTCTTCCCATATAGGTACTCTGTCTTGTCACATAAATGTCACAATATTATTTATACGCCCGATATCGATATTATCGTATCGATTTGGATATCATGCCAACTTTTTTGGTTGATATCCCACACTATAATTTTGTCTGAATCTTTCTGAAACTTTCTAGGGATAGTGACGAACCTAGAATGTTCCTTATCACTGGTGAGAGATTTGTATACTACAGTTCTCTCTTGTTCAAACAAAAGTTTTTGTACTTCGTCAAAATCATACATTTTGATATGGTTTTGTTCCTGTATCTTCTATGTAAATTGCAAGGTGTTTTGGGTCGTACCACCTTTCAATAGTTCTGTCATGTCTGAATCCATATGCACCTAACATTGCAGATATGGCTCTTTCATTATCACTTGCAATAGGAGCTATGACAAAACCACCTCGTTCTTTTGCATATTTGACTGCACCATATAGTGGCATATTCTCTACACCACCGAATCCTTCTAATTTAATATTCTTTCTTTTCTCAGGGTCGTCCCTATATTCTTTACAAAAGAATATTTCTCTAATCCATAGATTATTTTCTACTTGTGCAGCCATTATATAACCCCACACTAGACCGTCTTCCTCATTGTCTACACATAATAAAAAATATTCATATGTGTCAATTACATATTTCCAATCGTCTTCTGATTTAAGAACGAGACCAATCTCTGTACCCTTACCCTCGACTTGTTCAAAATATTGCAGTCTAGGTATATCCTCGTATGTGGGTCTTCTTAAAGAGTATCTAGCCATCCTGTATAAATGTATTTGACACCTTTCAATGGTGGATTACCTCTATGTTGGTGGGTATATCCTGCTGGCCATAATACAAAGTCTCCTTGTCTTGGTTGTATTCGTTTTGATTGATATAAGAATTCTAATTCACCACCTTCCTCAACATCATTTAAGAATAATGCCCATGCACATACACTTCTGTATGAATCCATTCCAGCTGAGTGTTCCATGTGCCATACATGATATCCTTGTTGTGGTTCAGTCTTTTGCATTTTTGCACCACCAACATGGATTTCATTGTATTGTGATTCTATAGGATATTTTTTACAAAATTCAGGTATAATCTCGTCTTTGATTATGTGTTGTAGTGGTGTGACTAAAGGTAATGAACTTGGTGGTATGATTGCATGAGATATTGCCTTATCGTCCATATTGAATGTACTATTTTGTCTAGTCACGGTCAATCCAGCTCTATCAACTTCTTCGAATGTTGAAATACAATCTTCACAAAAGTCTCTTGAAAAGAAATTTTTAAATAGAAGAATATGTTCTCCTAGATTTTCTATCTCTCTCCAATCGTTATGTTCGTTTTGATTTACCGATTTCTTCACTTTTCACTTCCTTTATTCCAAGACAAAAGTTTTCTGCAGCGTTCTCTGCATATATCTCACTCTTGTTCTCGTATAATTCATCACATATCCAACTATTGTTGTTAAAGAATCTACAACCGTATCCTTTTTCATGTTTATATACTTCTGCTCTTTTCTTACCTTCCGTGAAGGTATGCAGTTGGTGTTCAAATTCTATCATTCCTTCCTCTAATAATCTCATATACCATATTGCCATGATGTATGTATATAACTGGTGGAGCTGAGAGGACTTGAACCTCCGACCCTCTGCGTGCAAAGCAGATGCTCTCCCAACTGAGCTACAGCCCCAGTTCGTTATCTTTTGGTTTGAACACGACATTGCACAGACCGAGTTTATTCCGTCTTACAATTTCGTTCTTAACCTTTTGTTTCAATTTAGGTCTTTGACCTTCTTTGTTGTATGCCTCTATCAATGTATCTATTGATTGACATTTCATATATTCATGTTCGATAGTCACTTTCTTTGTGTTTCTATCTACCTTGACCTGTGATTTTCCAAATTTAACTGGCATAATTGTTATCCTCTTCATTGCAATACCATATTGCAAGACAATATCTATCTCCTCTCAAGACTGGAGCCACACTATGCCAAGTTGTAGTCGATTTGTTGAATCCAACTATCGTCCCAACTTTGGTTGCAACGGTTGTACCATTGACAGTGAGCTCCCCTCCCAAGAAATCATCATTTAAAAATAAAATTGTTGTTCCTGTATCCTTACTATCTGCTTCGTCCATATGCCAATCAAAATAACTATTTTCGGGATAGTGTATTATTTGCATATATGAAATACTTTCAAAATCTTGACCCTTTGGTAATGCAAAATGTATTGAGTCTATAGTCTTTGCAAATAATGGACTTGGGTATATATTTGCATGAACTCTTCCCTGAGCTTCATATCTATGATTCTTATCACGATATTGTTTTTCTTTAGGAAGGTATGAACTATTCCCCTCGTCTATCATTTCCACTAAGGGTAATGCATGAAAGTCCTCTATTATTTCTTCACAAACCCATTGTTGAATTGCTTGGTCATGGATAATCGTAAAGTTATCCATATAACCTTTTGGTCTATCTTGATTTGTTTTTTCTACTGTTTGTTTCGGCATGTTTCGGGATAAAAAAATATGACTTGAGAATATCTCCAGTCATTAATGTATTTAGAGTAGTCATTTATATACGCACCATGCATTTTATTACCTGTAAATAAAACACAACGATTGTATTTGGCTGGAATGATATAGGATAAATCCATAGTCTCTTCCACATTTTGCAATAGACCCAAATGTTCTTTATTTGGAATCCAACAGTTTTCATATACTGCAGTCCCACCGTCTTCTTGTTTATCAAGATATACCAACATATTAATTACTGCATTATCATTAGAATCAGAAAAGTTTCCGTCTATGTGAGGGTAATGTTGTAATTGATTATCTGTGATATTGATAGTTTTGAAACAATTTATTTCTATATCGTTTCTGTATGTATAACCATGTTTATGAAACTTTTCTCTGCATACATTTAAAAGTCTCTCCATAGAATTTTCATGTAATCTTGTAGGGTGACCTATTTTGTCTACTATTCTACAATCAAGATAGTCTATACCATTTGGTGTTTTTCTCTCTTCGTTATATTTCCATAAGGGAACTTGTCGAGTAGATAAATGTTCAAAGATATCATCAGGATTCTCATAATAATTATCTATTGTAAAATATTGGTGTTCTTCATTCCACTGTATATCCCAGTTATCTGATTGTCTCCATAATGTATCGATACTATAAAAATTCATAAGATAAATCCTCTCCGTCACCTGTATTATCTATTGGTTCATTATGTTTCAAATTATATGATATTGCAACTCTCTTAAAATCACCTTTTTCAGGTTGTACACAATGCAACATGTTAGAAGGCCACATTAGTGTTTCTCCATCTACAGGGTGAAATATCATTTCTGTTAAACTGCCTGGCTGACCTATTCCTACTGTATTTGGAAATCCACCATCACCTTCATCAGGTCGTTTTGTTGATATCCATGAAGAATGATATGCTGGACTCAAAAATTTGATACCTTGACCACCGTCATTTACAGGATAGTATGTACCACTAATCTGTGAGTCTTGGTGAGAATGATAAGAATGATATATGTTTTCTTCCCAAACACTTACCCATGAAAATAAATGTATATTATGTCGTGTTAAATGTTTCACTTCTCTACCAAACTGATATTTTTGATATGCTACATATGTATCCTTAACTTGATTTGCAAATGAAGTGTACCATGGGAACTGAGTCATGGCTTCTCTCTGTTTTTCAAAGAAATATGTTGTGTAATATCTTTTTGGGTCGGACTCGAATTGTTTTATCTCTTCTATAAGAGATATACAGTCCTCAACAACTTGTTCATGGTCGAGTTTAATCTCACCTCTTAGAAGAGGTGTGGGAAATATGTCATTTATTGTATATTGAAATGGTTCAAATAGAACATCACTTCTAATCTTTGGTGGTCTCATTCTTTTTCACTGCAGCTCCAACCCCAGGCTCACCTTTGATTGTCACATTCCTATAATATATTATTACTTCACCCATTTGTTTGATATATCGTTTGAGTTCTTGCATATCCTCTGCCATGACTTTGTAGTCACCGATAGTAGTTGCAACAAACAATATCTCACCATTGTTTTGTTTTTTCATTTCATCTATGAACTGGTCAAGATATGTATATCCCTCTGGCCAATCGGGATTCTCTCTTTCTGATAGTTCACATGTTTTTGGTCTTTTGAATTGTTCCACACCCTCTTCATTAAATTTAGGTGGGTCATATTGTATAGTTCTCCTACAAGGATTTACTATTTTTGCTTCTGATACAACGAACCACTTTGGTGCTGTCAATTGCACTGGTCTTGGTAAATCGGGTTGCATTATCTCTATCTCTATTGGTGTAGATACAATTTCAACCTTCTTGTTTGGAAGAAGGGAACAACCACTAATTATCGTTGTTATTAGGATTGGTAAGATTATATAATTCTTTAGTGTCATCTTCTATTCCCTCCATTACTAATTCACTTGCATTATTCATTCTAGTTTCTATCATGCCAGGCTTCTTTAGTGCAAGTAAATCTAAATTGTGCCTTGAAAAGATTGCAAGATATTCAGCTTTCTCTGCTTCTATCTCTGCGTTTCTTCGAGTCATATTCATAAGAGATTGACCTTGTTTCTCGTATGACTCTCTTAAGGTTTCTATAGCTCTAGTTTGTTCTTCTAGAGCATTCTCTAGTTTAATATTGTTCTCCGTCAATGTCTGATTCTGATTATACAGATACCAAGAACCTAATCCTAGAACAAGTATTAATGTAATTAACATTTGTTGCATTATTCATCGTCTCCATAGTCATAGTCTTCAATTATATAGTTCAGACCAGCTGCACTTCTATATTCAACTATCTTTCCATCTTCGTCCTTGAACTTAAGATGTTTTTCTTTTTGGACTAATATTTTTTTAGTGATATATGACCTATCGTCTGCATCACCCCATTCTTTATTAAAAGATACGGTGACCCTATATCGTGTTAAAAAGAGGGATTGAATCCAAGTCCCAATCTTTTTAATTATTTCCCAAACTTTTATAAAGAATTCCTTCATAATCTTATTTAGTATAAACAAAACCCCTCTTCATCCAATACTCTTCAGCAGTGTCGAGGGGTCTCTAGATTAGAATCTTCCTACTCACAGTCGTTATCTGTTCTTGCAGCCCGTCTACGGGAGAGGGGAACGACCCCTCGGTCTTCTAATCGTTAACTTGTAATCTCATCTAACAAATCTAAGTCAACTTTTTCTAATAAAGTAATCTTATATTTGTCACCAATCTGTTCAACATTGTGAGGAACATCTACTCCTCTTTCTCTTGCAATGTTTACCCTATTGGTAAATTCATTATAATCTTCTGTTGATAATATTGCTTCCATTATTCTCCGTTTCTAAGTTTCTTGAGTTGTTCGATAGTATCAGCAGCAGAAGTGTGAAGGATACCTATCCCACCAGCATTCTCCCAAGCTTCAATGTTTTTTGGTCTATCGTCAATCAAGACATTTTTCTTCATGGCATATGCAGCCTTCTGACTTCCTGTAAATGTACAGTTCACAACCACACTTGGGTCGACATATTTCTTAATCCATGACTTTTTATCGAAGACAACCAACTCTCTGTTGACTACACCAGCTGCAGTCAATATCTCCCAAGGACAACCAGTATGTTTGATATATGCAATCAAGTCATACATGTCTATCATTGGTGGAAGGTTTGCAAATAATCTTTTGTTTGTTAACTCTTCTTTTCTTAGGTCATATTGAGTGTGACCTTTGTCGTCATTTGTGATAGGGTGACCGATATATTCTTCACAACCTTTCAAAAAGTCTGCAAGAACACCGTCCATATCAACAAAAATATATTTTATGTTTTTACTCATCTTCAAATGCCTCCTCCATTTTTTTCCAGTCTTGAGGGGTATAACCTGTCATAATAAACTCTCTTTCGTCCTCTGAAAGATTAGGAAAGATATCTTGCACAAGTCTTCTTTCTCCAGCAGGTCTGTTCCATTCTTCGACCTGTTCTGCAGATATATCCATGTACATCTTGTTGGTTATTCCTGTTAGGGGGCTTACTCTCTCAATCTCAATCATGTAAACATTATAACACTAAATGCTACCTGTTGTCAAGGCATTTCGTATGTTTTTTCGTACAAATATGCCTCGTTTTCGTCTATTTTTCCGTTAGTTAGAACCTGTTTTACATGCATCATTTCATGTGCAAGAGTGGTGAATCTTTCATCGTCCATTTTAATGAAAATATCGATATAAGTCCTCTTTCCTATGGTTCTAGGATACTCTATAAGGCCTTTTTGAGTGAATTGTGGGGGTAGTCTCTTAATATGCACTACAGCGTCCTTAGAATCGACGCAGAGTGCCTTAGAATGCATTATTGCACTCTCTAGAAGGGGTTTATATTTACAGTAAATCTCCATCGTCATATTCTAGTTCTTCGATACTATCAATATCGACTTCTGCACCACAAAAAGGACAATGTTGTATTGGATAGTGGTGTGAATCCATTTCGTGTTCTATTTCACACTCAGATTTACATTCTTGACAATATATTTTAAATATTTTTGCTTGGGTCATGAAATTCTTTCTCTCCTATAGCTTCTTTAAATAGATTTTCCATACTTTTCTTTTTTCCGTCCAAAGTTGCATATGGAAGTGGGTGAGGTGCCTCAGATTCGTAAAAATCTTGACCCTCTATATAGACACGAACTTCATTCTCTAGTGTATCAATAGATTTAAATATATGTTGTAATCGTAGACAGTCTACATCATATTTGACATATCTAGGATTAGGTAAGTAAAGTTTAAAAGACTTCACTAAACTCTCCTTATACCATTACTCCACTGTTCGAATTCTGTATATCCACCAATATATTCACCGTGTGCAGTGATTTGTGGAAAGGTTCTGGCTGTTGGAAACTTCTCAAAGAGCTCTTCTCTTGTAAAGTCCTCACCTATCATATAATATTTGTATTCATATCCCTTCTGTTCACAAAGATTCTTTGCACGAACACAAAAAGGACATGCTGGTTTACTCCATATTTCAATCATTCATCGTTTCCTCTATAAATTGAGATATTGTGGATATGTCTGAGTCACTCAACATTCCTGCTTGAGCCCACATTGTAGAAGACATATTACCCACTGTCTCATTATTTTGATATTGATACAATCTACCACTTATATAATCTGCAGATTGACCAGCAAGTTTAGGGAATACTCCCATACCTTGACCTTCATTACCATGACAAGCTGCACAACCAGCCCAAAGACCTCTTATTGAACTAAATGGGTCTTCTGCAGCTGCAGCTTGTTGTTTCTGTAGTTGTTCAACTACTGTACCATGTACTCTGACATATTCTGCATAACATTCACCAGTACATGAACTATTTCTTGGATAACCTTTATATTCTAGGTTTGGGTATATAAAACCCGAAAAGAAACCTGCGAATATGAGGCACCCGAATATTACCATTCCTAACTCTTTCATATCTCCTTAAAGTTTAATTGCAAGTAATAGGAAGATTGCAATCAACACTATATTTGCAAAGAACATTAGAAGTCCTAATATAGTGTGATACCAAATCCACCTAGTCTTATATGCGTTTTCTATCGTTAAATCATCGGGGTCGGGTGTACCGTCTGAGTTTCTAACCAACTCGTCCTCTTCTTTAGACCCCCATAATATCTGATACCATTTCTTCATAATTTAAAATCCGTAAATGTGTCATCTGTGACATCTTGTTTTATTCCACCAATTACATACGACTCTATCTCAGTCTCCTGTGGTGCATTCTGTAGACCTCGTGAGTTAAACCAATGTCTTGTCCATGGCAACGGATTGTTTGCACTGGATATATCATATATTGGTTTCAACCCAATCATTCGTAATCTTTTGTTTGCAATGTACTCAATGTAATTACTTAACAATGGTACTGATAGTCCTATCATAGAACCGTCCTTGAATAAAAACTCTGCCCATTCTTTTTCTTGTAATACTGCATCTTCATACATTTCGTATACTTCACTCTCACAATCTTTTATGACTTTATTCATGATTTTATCTTTCTCATGATTCTGATAACATTTTAGAATGTGTTGTGATACTGCAAGGTGTTGGGCTTCGTCTCTTGCAATCAGTGATAATATTTTTGCACTTCCTTCCATGAGTTTCAACTCACCAAATGCAAAACTACATGCAAACGATACAAAGAATCTCAGTCCTTCTAGTATGTTTACCGATATCAATGCAAGGTATAGTGCTTTATATAATTCGTAATCGTCTACTTTGAGTCCTAGTAATCTTCTACGACCAAGTTCTATAAAATGGTCGTATCTCTCTGTGACCATTTCTGCTCTCTTTATAATAGCTTCTTCTTTCAATATTGTATCGAACACATCACTTGGGTCTGCATATACATTCTTTATGATATGTGTATAAGACCTACTGTGTATGGTCTCCATGAAGTCCCAAGTAATAATGCAAGACTCAAGTTCAGGTAGAGACACGAAGGGTAGAAATGCTATGGATGGTGCTCGTCCCTGAACTGAGTCTAATAAGGTTTGATACCTCAAGTTTGAGGTAAAAATATGTTTCTGTGCTTTGTTTAGTTGTTGATAGTCTGCTCTGTCTTTTTGGAGCGATACTTCTTCGGGTCTCCAAAAGAAACCTAGTTGTCTCTGAGTTAGTTTATCGAATATGGGATATTTAAACTCGTCAAATCTCTGTGTATTCAAAGGTTCACCAAAAAAAGGTTTTGCCTTTGTAAAATCTACTTGTTCTTTATTGAATACTGTCATTTCTTTTCCTTTAACTTAAATGATTCAAAATTGTTAACAAACCTTTTTTTCTCAAATTGTTCCCATATTGCATCATTGTACCATAATTCAGTAGCTGCATTAAATAATTTCATTTCCCATGTATCTTCGTCCTTTGGAAGATACCTTGATTCTCTTCCGTCAAACCTAAAGGGATTATATTCTCCCGAGAAATGGTCATATCTCTCTTTCATGTGAGGGGGAATGTATTTATCTTTTATATCGTCCATGCCAGGCATATCTAACATTTTACCGTTTAAATTTATAAAATGCACAAAGATATGATAACTATATTCACCCATAAATTTATCTCTCCAGTGTGCAACATTTGGGCCTTGATATAATAACAAGTCACCCACTTCTAAATCAATCTTCTTTGAGGTCTTTCTTCTTGTTATCGGGATTGACTGTGTACCCTCGTAAATCTCCGAAGGTTTTTCAATCCAATCATCAGAATTATCTATCCATATAGACCATGGTGAATTGTCGTCTGAGACATAATCCAAACATAGTGTACCACTTATCTCACATGAGGGTCTATCTGAATGAGCTTTTAGATATGCACCTCTTTGATATTTTCTTGTATATGAATATGTTTCTCCCAAATCCATATCGATATGGTTTTTCAATTCTTTCCATATCCAGTGGTGTAGTGCAACACCAAAAGGTGAACCCCACATTCCATTCGATTTATATAAAGTGTCTTCGGGAGAATTTTGTATAATATCTTCTTCCAAATATAAATGTTCACTCATTTCGGGGTCGAGTTCCATTCTCTTCCATGTATCGAGTGCAAAGGTAATTATATCTTTGGGTATGAAGTTTCTTAAAACAACATATCCCTCTTTCATTAATTTCCAAGTGTCGGGATTAGTTCTCCCTTCGATTATTTTACCTTTTTCACTTTGGACTGCATTTTCAATATAATATTCTACAGTCCTATCTTCAAATCGCACAGGCATCGCAATCTTCCTCACCACCCTCAAAAGGGTCTTCCATAATTGGTTGTTCTTCTACCACATCTTCTACTTTACCGTCCATGGTATTGTGATAGTAAGATGTTTTCCAACCATATTTATATGTGGTCAATAGGTCTTTTGCCATAATAGATACAGGAACTTCATTGTTCTCGTAGTTCTCGGGATTGTAAGACCAATTACCACTAATGGCTTGGTCAAAGAACTTCTGCATTACTGCAACCACATTTATATAACCCTCGTTTGAAGGCATATCCCATAATAAAGTATAACTGTTTTTCAGTGTAGAGTATTGAGGTACAACCTGTTTAAGTGTTCCTTTCTTACTCTTCTTGACTGATAAATGGTCTCTAGGTGGTTCTATCCCATTTGTTGCGTTAGAAACGACGCTAGAGCTCTCTGAGGGCATTTGTGCAGTGAGTGTAGAGTGTCTTAGACCTCTATCTTTTACTCTCTTTCTTAGACCTTCCCAGTCCATATTATACTTTGGTTTAACAAGTTCGTCAACGGACTTCTTGTATGTGTCGATTGGTAATATACCATCTGCATATTTTGTTCTATCAAAGTAATCACATGCACCTTTCTCTTCTGCAATATCAGCTGATGCACATAGAAGATAATATTGGAATCTCTCTGTTAAATCGTGTACCAATTCTAATGCTTGTGGGTCGTCATACTTTACCTTGTTCTTTGCAAGGTAATGTGCCAGTCCTATGTATCCTATACCAAGACTTCTTCTTGCAATGGTTGACCTTTTTGCAGCTTCGACTGGATACTCTTGGTAATCTATCAGTTCTTCAAGTCCTCTCACTGCTAGTTCACAAAGAGATTCCATTTCCTCTTCTTTTACAATACCTACATTGATTGCAGACAATATGCACAATGCAATCTCACCTTCCCCATCGATATGGTCGATAGGGTCGGTGGGTAATGTAATTTCTTGACATAGATTACTCATGTTCACCTTATCTTTGAATGAACTATGAGTATTACTATGGTCAATATTCATTATGTAAATACGGCCAGTCTCTGCTCTTTCTTTTAATAAATCTGTAATAAGTTCTCTTGCACTGACTTTTGTTTTGGGTACGGAAGTTGCTCTCTCATACTTCTCATACATTTCATCAAACTCTTCTGTACCAAATGCTTCGTATAAGCCAGGCACATCATGTGGTGAGAATAAAGTTATTTCACCGTTTTCCAAGAACCTTTGATAAAAGATTTGTGAGAGTTGGATAGAATAGTCGAGCTTACGAACTCTGTTGTCTTCGGTTCCCTTGTTGTTTTTGAGGACAAGAATGTCTTCGATTTCTTGGTGCCAGATTGGGAAATGAACGGTTGCACTTCCACCTCTGACTCCGTTTTGTGTACAACACCTAACTGTTGATTCGAACTTCTTAAGGAATGGAATAACTCCAGTATGCTGGACTTCACCACCCCTAATTTTTGAACCAATACCTCTAATTCTTCCAGCGTTGATTCCAATTCCAGCTCGTTGAGCGACATACTTTCCGATTGCATGGTCACTGGAGAAGATACTGGGTAATGAGTCATCTGAGTCAACGAGAACGCATGATGCAAATTGTCTGAGTGGAGTTCTAACTCCTGCCATGATTGGTGTTGGTATGTTAATTTTGAAAGTTGATATGGCGTCGTAATACCTTTTGACATAGTCTAGTCTTACCTCTTTGTCGTAGTTTTGAAATAGGGTCATTGCAATTAACATGTACATGAATTGTGGTGTCTCAAATACATCACCACTTGACCTATCCTGTACCAAATACTTGTCTACTATTTGTTGTAAACCAGCATATGTGAAAGATAAGTCTCTAGAATGTTTGATATATGAATTACATTTTTCAAACTCTTCTACCGTGTACATTTGTATAATATTTTTATCATATACACCATGGTCAATATTTCTATTAACAATATCTAACAATGGTGGATATATTTCACTGTCTTTCCATTTTGTGTTGAATACTTGTTTTTGAATTGCAAATAATAATAATCTTGCAGCCACAAACTGATAGTTTGGACTCTCTGTTGATATCAAATCATGTGCAGATTTGACTAATATAGATTGTATTTCTTTTGTTGTGATTCCCTCATAGAACTGTAGTCCACTATTCATTTCTACAGAAGACTCACTCACACCTGTAATATTTCTACAGGCTTTCTCTACCATTCTGTGAATTTTATCTAGGTCTATTGATACTTTGGTTCCGTCTGACTTGACAACTTTGATTCCCCCATTTCCGTTCTGATTCATATTCTTTTCCACTCCGTAAGTTTAGTTTTAGCTGAGAGGCCAGTATACGAATTCGATGTAATGACTTCTACAATTTCGTCTTGAGTTAGACCACCTTGAATCATATCATTGATATCTTTGTATTGAGATACCCTTCTATCATTCCATATGCATACAGTCCAACCGTCCTCAATGACTTCGGAAATCTTCTTGATTATTTCTGTACTTCTAGGTTCGTTATCATAAACGAGTATTGCGTTGTCTTTAAATTTTTTATCTATCTTCTTAAAGTCACTTCCACCGACTGCAATGCTGTTGGGAAGGAATAAACTGTCTATTGGCCCCTCAGTGACATAAACAGTTTTAGTGTTGTCCACATTATTCAAGTTGTAGATGAGTGGAACATCATCTACGAATCTCATGGTTAAATATCGTAGTTGTGAATCATTTATTGCACGACCACTAATACCAATCAATTCTCCACTCTCATTATAGAATGGTATAACAATTCGTGGGTCGTTTCCTAATACTCTATCCTTGTATTTCTTACTAAGACTTGCAAGTGTCTGAGATTGTCTAACGAACCACAGTTTATCGATTTGTTCTTTGGGAATCTTCCTAGATTCTAGATATTCTCTAGACTCAGTAGTTTCATTTGCACGAAAACAGAGTGCTGTCAAATCGATTTCTTTCATATTTAGAAGTTCTTTACGCGGAGTAAACTTAAAATCGTTTGCACTCCTAGTTTTTTTACTCCTCGGTTTTTTACCTGTTTCTTGCAACCACTCTTTTATATATTCTTTATGAATAATTGGGAAGTGGTCTTTTAGAAAGTTAACACTTGAGGTTGACTTACCACAATTATGACATTTGTAGACAAAGTTTTGGTCTACAGTGAAGTGGAATCCTCGTGCCTTGTATTGATTCTTTTGTGAATCTCCACAATAAGGACACCTGTGATTCAGTGTATTCTCATTCTTCCATTTTGCCATTTCTAGGGACGAAACGACTTGGGAGAGGTATTTTCTCTCTAACCATAGCATACATCTATAATACTATAGATATGGTGTTTTATCAAGAGGGTTTTTTGATAGAATCCAACTTCTCTTTGGGGATTTGGAGAACATATCTGTTCTCTACAACCTGTGGTTTTTCTTCTCTGGCTCTTCTTTGTATTATACCAGCAGAAGTAATCAACAATAGTATTGCAAGCGGGTCAAATACAAAAATCAGAGCAAAGATTACCCACCGTACAGCATTGTCAAGGTACTTGACAGATTCGTCTTGTCCGTATATGACCTCTGCAACATATTTGATTGGGCCAATCTCTCCTTCCTGTTCAAGTTGTTTCCTTTCTAATGGTAATTTGTCTTCATTTAATTTTACTATATCATCTACTATTATGTCAATATCATTTGCAATTTCTATTCTCTCGTCTCTCTGTCTTCTGTCGATATAGTTTCTATCCTGTGGTCTTGCAGTTGCAATAATGTTATCAAGGTTTGCAACTCTATCTTCTAGTCTGTTTAGTTGAGCTTCTTTTGCACCGATTCTCTTGTCTATGATAGACATTTCTAGTGTGTATGAATCACCCACCAGTGTGGTTTCTATGTTTGCCTTAGATAGGTATCCAAATATACCCAATGAAGTGATTAACATGAGTACCACCACTGATAAGGTGAGATAGTATTTCATGTAGTTGAGTCTGTCCCAAAATAAATGTAGGTATGTTGCAGTGACTATTTTACCAAACTCTAGTGCAGACATCATTACGACTGTACCAAGGAATGCACCAGCAAATATAGTTGCCATACCAACAACTGAAAAGTATGCAGCTATAGTTGCAATACCTAAAGAAGTTGCGAGTGCAAGGTAATTTAGAAATTTCTCCATAATTTATCGTTTGAAGATGTCGTATTCTTTTTTCTTCTTTTTCTTTCCAAGTGCAGTTGGAGCCATTGATATTCCAACTCCTGTAGAATTGACTGGTGCGTCTTCTTTGAGACTCATGTCGACATAATCTATTAGTTCTTCTCCCAGTTTAACTCCTGCGTCATAATCAGAAGGATAATGTAATCCTGCTACGACTCTTCCGTATCCACATATCTTTGCACCATTCATGATTCCAGCTCTATGTTGTGGATACATTTTACTGTAATATTCTCCTACCAGTGTAGCTTGAGTTGCATGACCACTAGGATATGCTGGTGTCTTACTTGTATCTGTTTCAAATTTGTCTAGTTCCAAACCTAGTTTCTCTGCAACTTGATATGGTCTTGGACGATTATAAAAGTTTTTAAAATGTTTTATTATAGGTCTACAGTTTTGTTCTATATGTGTTAGTGTATCTTCGTCATACTCTAGGTCATGTTCGTCCATGTATTGTTTGATATAGTATGAAGTATCTAAGTCACAATTGATATATTGTTGTTTTTGTTTATCAGTTGTGTTTCCTATATCAGATATGATAGTTTTGACTTCCCTTACAACTTCGTTTCCTGTAGGTGGATTACCTAAATCTATTGACTCCCACCCGTCATGGAATATGTCTAATTTTTTATACTTTGGTTTTTTAAGGTCTTTTGCTGGTGCAAAAGTCATACCACTTATTTTTAATACATTCTCAATAAACATCTTCTGCACTCAATAAAACTCTATTATCACCAACATATCCTTCGTATACTGATACTCCAAATATCTTTGCAACTTCACCTTTAACTTGGACTGCAGTTCTTGGAGTGTGACTATCTAATCTGTATCTGAGGTGATATGTTCCCTCATGTAATACTGGGAAGTTGACAGCTTCTACAATTTGGTCGGGGTGTAATAGTTCGTTGTCTTTTAATAGTCTGTAGAACTTTTCATATAGTTCTTCACCTTGTTCGTCTGATAAGTTTGCATGTTCCTTTAATAATAGTAATGCAACAGCATATGAAGCAAATGCAGTCTTACCGAAGGGTACTTTCTCTATGATTCTTTTTAGGTTGAATACTAATCTATGTAATAGTGTAAATGAAGACTTCTCCATTTTTGATTCAGGGTTATTCTTGACCTCTTTCCCGTCAACCATTTTAGTTTTAATTCTCTTACCATTTTGGTCAATAAAACCAAACTGGTATGCTTTATGTTTCTTAAATGGTGTGACCAACATTTTAAGCATGCGAAAGACTATTAGTGTATCTACAATTCTCATACAACTATTTAGGTATTTTTAAAGTTCTCTTAATCTTTGTGCAAGAGAAGAATCTAGTTCTATATCAGGTTCCCATGTATTTTCTACATAACCAAGATATAATAACATTGTTTTGATTGAAGTCCAGTATTTGTCGTCTTTGATTTTAAACCTTAACATTCTCATACATGGTTCGAATCCAAAGACATTGAATAAACATATGATATGGTTTAACATGAGCCGTTCTCTCATTTCACCATTGTTGTGATAACGGTGTAATAACCGTTTAAGATATCTAAACCTTCTCAAGTCCTCTTGGAAGTCTTCTAATGACTCACACTGTGGGTCATCGTAATGCTTCATTGCAAACGCTTGAAAGTTTTTTGCTGTGATTTTATCAAAAAGACTCATAATATAGAAGTATGTAGGTCACCCCGAAGGGTAAGTATACGGGTCAATAAAATAGAATGGGCACGACCCCTTAGACTAATGAACCGTATACTTTATAACTACCGTTAGGTAGTTGTTCGTATCTCACTTTAAGAGATACAATCTTCTCTTCCTTTTCGATTTCATCGATTTCACTGTCGCCAGTTTTACCTATGATTTCTCCATATCTAGAGAAGTTTAGGTCGAATTCTCCTGATTCGGAAAATTCTAATTCCTCATCTGCAGTCTGAGGATTTAATCCGATTTGTGCAAGTTTCATCTTCATTCTTTCTACTGCACCCATAGGGTTTAAGAATTCTGATACTGCAACATGTCCTAATAATGCATTGACATGTCTTTTGACATCTGCATCATCTAAATCGTGGGGAACTGAACCTGATGTTCGAAGGTCTAATCCTTCATGACCATGGTTTTCTGCTATAAAATCTCTAAACTTTTTCATTATTGCTCCACTGCTATCCCAACACCGAGTACCTCTGCATGTGCAGCGAATACTTCGTCACTTGGGTCTTTCACTATGATTTCAGATGCACCACCACCCAAGGTAAAAGTACCTATGAGTGCAGCTGCACTTGTCTCAATAGAGACGAGTCTATTCGTTGTACCTGAGTTTACAACTCGTACATGTGTAGAACTACTAAAGTTGGAACCGTTTGTTGAACTTGTTCCACATGCAGCTTCTGAACCTAAAACTTTAATTTTCATAACTATCCTCTAAATTATGCAACTGATATTGTTGCAGTTCCACCTGTTCCAGCACCACCTGCGTCAATAACATCGCCTGCAGCGATTGCTTTATCAGCAGTTGCTCCACCAACATCATCAACTATAGTTCCACTGATACTTTGAGCACCGATGGATAGTGTACATGTTCTTGAAGGAACTGTAAATGCAAACTCGATTTTGTTCTTCCCATCGTGAGCAGCTGCAGTTGCAGTTGCATCGGAACCACCTGTGGCACCGACTACTAGGGTTGCACCGTTAGTCACATCTACTTGTTCGTTATAAACAACAATTACCTTACCAGCATCACCTTGGTCATATGATGTTGCATCAAAGTGTACTGCAGATATTGTTGCTTCTGCTAGTGCAGTGGAGAGGTTAGTCTGAGAACCAACTGCGACTAATGTCTCAGTTCTAGTTCTAGAACCTACAGGTATTTGAAGTTCCC